TAAAATACTGCCGAGCAATTTTTCCCTTTTCGTTTCGTTGCAGCATACAGATTTCTTTTGCCGTGTCAATTGTAAGACCGGCATCTTGCGCTGGACGCCCTCCTGTACTTTCGCTCAAAAATGAGCAAAAGTCTACTCCCTCTGTAAATCCGTATTCACACATGCGTGGAAACCAATCTTTGTACGCTGTCTTGACTTCTAAAAATCCGTGCAGTTCTCTCGCAGAAACAACAGGTCTATCGTTGTTGTAAGAAACCTTAACTAATTCTTTCATAAAACCTCCTGTTGATTTTCTCCCGGAGGTCTGATAGAATATATTTATCAGCCTTTCGGGGTTGGTGTATCGGGTTTCGGTAGTTCTTTGTCAGGGAGCGCCGAAGCCCTTTTCATTTTTCAAAATATTCTGAACAGATTAACCTAACCAAAGCAGCCAACGATATATTTTTCTTTTTAGCTTCTTCTTTCAGACGGTCATACAGTTCAGACGGCATTTTGATGTTTAACGCCTTGTCGTTCACACGTTCACCTCCTTTCAACTACAATAATACTACAATAATTATAGCAAGTCAATAGCAAAAAGCAAAAATCCCTCCACTTTTTGGTGGAGGGACAGAACGATTTATTTTATCTTCTTCCTGTAAAATAGAACTGCACCGAATCGTATGGTTGATAGCAATCCATTTCCCGCGTGATTGTTTCTCCGGGTTTCAATTCAGAATCATCGTCAACGAAGTAATCGCTTGTAAATCCAACAACTTCTTCACCCATAAAGAACAACGCATATGCTTCTACAAACTCTGCTGCTTTTTCTCCGTTATTTGTAACAGACAAAATTTCCTTTTCGGTTGCTGTCGTTGTTTCAAAAGAAAGATCGGATACTACGCAATTAAACGTCGTTTCTTCAGAAACAGATAATTCATATTCAAAACTGTCAAACGAATCATCCGGCATAAAACAAAGAATCGTTTTTGTTCCCGATTCAAACGCTTCTTGACTGGAATCATTTGCTCCTGTTAAATTTCCGGATTCATCATAAAACTTTACACTTGCCGACAGATCAAGGTTAAACTCAGAATTGTTTTCAACCACGAGGAAAAAGTAATTCCAAAAAGAATCGCTATACTTGTATTCCGTGACATTAAGTTGAGACAAAACTTCCGTTTCGTCAAACGAAGAAGATGCAAATATTTCTTCGTCGTTGTCCAGAATTTCTACATATAACATCTCAACACAAGGAAGCTCGTCCTCTGCAGTGGTAAGAGCTCGGCTGAACGTTTCAAGTCCGGTAAACTTACCATAGATCTTCAAAACATCTCCCTCAAGCAACTTTGTATCGTCATCAATTCTTGAGTCCACAAAAGAATACTCGTCATCAAAGAAGAATCCCGTGTCTGCGTTGTCTGTATGCCCAAAATAAAAAGTTTCATCGTCAAACAAACCCGCTTCTAATACCTGACTAATCTGAACAGTAACAATCACATACTCTCCTACATGATCGTCCGGGTTTCTAAGTAAATCCTTGTAGGATGTATCTGTTTTTTGTGTCAAGATATCTTCTTTTGAAACCAAAGATTCTTCATTTCCAACATCTTCACTTTGAACCTGAGACGTTTCCGAACTCAAAGAACTTGCTCCACTCGATTCATTTCCGGAGGATGCAGAAAAACTTACAACTAACAACAGAAATCCAAAAATGAAGCAAAACAAAGAAGATAATCCTACCCATAGAGCTTTTACGCGCGTACAGAGAAAAACGATAAACAAGATAAACAACACAATGGACGCCAAAAACAACAGAATGGAAATAACACCCATTATAATTCCTCCTCAAAAATCCTATTCTTTTTTTCATTATACTCCTGTATTCTCTAAAAAGCAAGAAAAGCCGAGGAATTCCCGGCTCTTCAATCGTTTCAGTTAAAACGGCCTCCGAAATACAGTTACAGTGTTCGAAACCAAAGATTGTGCAAACTCTGACAGCATTGCCATTCCGTCAGGAACGTCATCGTTCCGGTTTTTTCCTGCCATTGTGTAGCTGCACAAGAAGTTTAAAGCCCTGCGGTATTCTTTATCTGTCCGAATCACAGAATTGTCTTTAAACAAACAGTGCTCTTTTACCCACGGAGAATTAACAATAATTTTTGTTTCTTTGTTTGACGTCGTATACTTTGTTGTAATTTTTGTACGGCCTCCGCGCTCTTTCACCCCGTTTTGGACCTTTTCCGCGACTTTACCTCCTGCAGAATTGCTTTCAAACCGGCACATATGGACTTTCCATCGTACCAACTCAGTGATCAAACGTGCTTCCACACTTTCCGGCTTTGCGTTGTCGCAAAGCATGAACTCAACGTAATAGTCCTGACCGTATTGAAAAACCACCGGCATAAATGCATAGTCTGTTCCCTTATCCTTCGTGTCGCATATCGCAATGACGGCATCCGGCTCACGATCCGGCAATTCAAAGTACCGCCGCAATTCATCCTCATTGTAAAGCTGCCCTTCTCGTTCAATGGGCTGTGTCATGTAAAGCGCCCGCCAACTTGCGTCGTCCATAATTTCCCGCTGCTGATGATAAAATGCGGTCGTAAACCCTAACCCGTGCGGATAGTCAAAATTGCTTTCATCGTTTTCGTCCAAGGCTGGCAAGTGGATGAACTCTGCCATTGGATCATCGAAGTGCATGGATTCCAAACGGTCTATAGGATCATGCAGGCTCCAGGGCGTCTGAATAAGCAGCTCAACACAATCTCCGATCATTCTTTGCCGTAGGTCAGTATGATATTGCTGCCAAAGTTTGTCCATTCGTTCTTTGGACATTGCAGATTCTATTCCATCAACAAGGTCATCAGCATAAAGCAAATTTGATGCTCTGACCTTACCCGCATTTCCGGATCCGACGGAACTGAACTCGAAGGTCTCAAATCTTTTCCGTTTTCCAAGATCTATACGCATGTCTTTGGCGTTTGTGTTTACAACTTTTACTTCCGGAAAAATCTCATGCCACAGATATTCTCCTGCAGGGTCCAACATGCGTCCTATTTCGTCGTATACGCCTCGCAGAAAAGAATTGCTGTGCGAAGCTCCTAAAATGCTGAGTTCCGGGTTTTTCAATCCAATCCAAGTTAAAGCCCCAAGTGCAACCGTCGTTTTTCCGACACCAGGAGGTGCCATGATTCCCAAAATTCGTGTTTTTCGTTTTGCAAGCCGTTCGATCGCCTGCACAACCGGAAGCAGCTGTTTCCTCCGTGGCATATAAAACCGTTTTTGCGGCTCCCGATTCCACTCTGCGTACATAAACGCAGCATCAAAATCATCCGGCGCGTCAAACAGCAACCCCTTGCGATACAATTCAAGCATTTTCGGGTTTCCCTGTTCCCTTGCATATTTCCCCGCCAGTTTGCGAACTTCTTTGTTTCGCTCGTGTGCCAGCACAAAATGTTCAGGTTCCTTTTCCAAAAGCCGCAAAATTTCAAAATAATCCGACAACGCCGAAGCGTCAGACAGGTCCCGCTTCCGTGCCATATCCATTAAAGCCAATAAATCCATAAAAACAGTGCCTCCTATCCCTTTCAAGATAAAAGGCACTTGGCACTGTTAGCTCCGCAGAGTGGCACTTGGCACGGTATTGTTTTGTGTTCGACTCAGAAGAGCCTTTTTGTTTTTCGCGGGATTTTTATAAAACAGGAGCTATAAAGTTTTTCATTTAGTCCTCCCCGAAAATCGGTTCATGTACACCTTTTACCCAATTCATTTCCTTGCCGTTGGGGAATGTATGCTTGTAAACACACCACGTATTGTCCGCCGTCATTCATCCCCCTTTGCTTTCCTGTTCCTGCTCTCCAATTCAGGCAATCCGCGATCTTTTCGATATTTAGCCACAGCCTTATAGTATGTGTTCGGCTTCAACCCCAGTTTGTCCATAGCGTACTTGTTCGTGCGCCCGCCCTCCATGACTTCCTTATAGACCTCGGCAAATGCAGCTTCGTCAACTGCAATCGGCTTGCGCCCCTTATATCTCCCCTCGGCCTTTGCGATTGCTATGCCGTCTGCCTGTCTGGACTTAATGTTTTCCCGTTCCTTCTCCGCCACATAAGACAGGATTTTCAGAACCAAATCAGAAATAAAAGTGCCGGTCAGATCATTGTTGTTTCGTGTGTCCAGAATCGGCATATCCAAAATGCAAATGTCGGCACCGACCTCTTTTGTAATGCGCTCCCATTGCTTGCCAGTTTCCGTGTAATTCCTGCCAAGACGGTCAAGGCTGCACACAAACACCGTATCGCCCTTGCGGATAACATTCAGCATAGCGTTGTACTTCTCGCGGCTATAATCCTTGCCGCTTTCCTTGTCAATGAAGATATATCGCTCCGGTACACCGGCCTCCATTAGAGCCTTTACCTGACGAGCCTCGTTCTGGTCTTTTGAGGACACTCGCGCGTATCCGACAACAATACTTTCTGCCACTCGGCTCACCCCCCTTTTTATGTTTGCATATTCAGTTTAGCAAATATATTTGTTTTTGTCAATACTCTTTTTTGTATTTTCGGAATTTTTCAACCTTTTTATTTTTTCGTCACCAGAAAACACTAACCCCGCCCGCCTGCGCCGCCCTATATCCCCCAGAGGTGTCAGCCTGCACAAACCCGCAGCACGACTAATTTATATAAGGTATACCCATATCAAACCGCGCGAGCCACCCTATTATAATTTGGCACAAATTCAGATTTTCAAAAAATAAATAAAAATATTTTAAAACAAGTGTTGACAACTCTAAATCAATTATGCTATATTATAATCACAGCAAGGGAAACCAAGCTGAATACACCGGGCAGGAGGTAAAGTAATGGAGCGAAACGACATGTCAGTAAAAGAAATCGACCGCATGGCTGATTGGCTCAAAGCACACGGCCACACAGCGGAAGAAGTAACCGAGTGTATCAAGTACATAGCAAACAACAACCCAGATACCCAGCAGACCAAATAAAAAAAGACCGCCAGCGCTGCAACGCTTAACGGTCAAACAGTAAAACGGGGGCTTGATGGCCTGCCACATCTCGCCCCCATTATAACAGAGCAGGAAAGAAAAAGCAAGGGGGATAATAAAATGACACATGAAAATAAAAGCAATCAAATGTATAAGCTTTACAAAGCACAGTACAGCGACGGGCGCGCAGTTTATGAAAAGACCCTCGAAGAAATCTATTCGATTCAGGGCGACAGTAGCGTAACAATTACCCCCACAATTTGGCTGTGGAAAGCCACAAACGCCCCCGTTTTCTTCGTGGACTATGTAGGTGACGGGATGGGCTGCACACTCTCTGCCTTCGACAACCTCCGAGACGCCACAGAGTTCCGGAACAAAGTCGCAAACATGGACGAAAAAGCCTTTAAAAACTGGCTCACTAACACCTGGAACCATAAAAATTGACCGAAAGGAGATTACTGTCATGTTGTTTGTGCTGCTTCTTGCGCTGCTCCCGATCGCGATTATTCTGGATCTCGGGAAACGGTACAAGTGATTTACCACAGCCGCCCGCGTTGAACGTCGGGCGGTTTTTTCTTTCCCTTTTACCGTATACGTCTATTTCGCTTTTATTTGCCGTTTTAAGGCGTTTTTGCGCCTTACCTATAAACCAACACTAAAAAGCAACAAAAACGCGCCACGGGTCAAATTTGAGCAAACCAGAGGCATTTACAATTACAAACACAAAACCCGCTATCCAATTTTGGAAGCGGGTTCTTGTTTTTGTGTTCTTTAGTCGTCTTCAACTACCGAAGATTCGATCCGCTTCTGGATCTCGTCCGGATCAGAGTCGGGACCAAGCGGAGTCTGTGGGGTAACAACAACGTCTTGCGTATCCTTGTATCCAAACATATTTTTTCCGAGAAAGATTCCAGAGGCGGGGTTCATCTTGCCATTTTGCATATAGTCGACCCATAGTTCCTCTAAAATTTCCACGGCTTTTTTTATCACTGGGGAGTGTGTCGCGCTGCGATACTCCCCCAATTTCCACGAATTAACCGTGGTTTTGTCCACTCCAAGCCAGTTTGCCATGCCGATCATATTCGGTTTTCGGTCGTTGTCGATGCAATAGTTGAAATAGTCCACAATCCGGGTTTCTACCTGTTTAGGATCCGAAATGTCGATTGGTGGCAAGTCCCAGGATACCAGCGCGTGCCGGAGATACCTGGAATTATCGCCCGGCTCCGCGTTTTCTGCGCCAAAGTTCGCAAGATCGGGCCTGTTTCGTTTACGTTTTACCGCCGCTTTTCCCTGCTCAACTAATTCCTTGTTTTCCATGTTATCACCTTCCTGTACTTCCGAATCCGTTATTTCCTCGGTCAGAGTCGTCTAAAGTGTCAGACAATTTCAGAGACAACGTTTTTACCGGAATAACAACAAACTGACCGATTTTGTCCCCTTTTTCGACTCGATAGTCGTAGCCGCCATGATTGTAGAGTTTCACCTTGATAGATCCCGTATAACCAGAGTCGATAAGTCCGGTGCTGGTAATATCGTGTTTTACATTCAACCCGCTTTTACTTACCAACAGCCCCGCAGTTCCTTCGGGAAGTTCAATGTGTACTCCCGTGTCAAACACTGCGCTTTCCTTTGCCGGTACAATCTGTGCATCTCTGGCGTACAGATCATATCCCGCATCAGAGTCGTGTGCTCTCGACGGCATAGTCGCGCCTTCGTCCAGCATAACTCTCATTTTCAATTCCTCCTTAAATAAAATCCAAATCATCATCAGAGTCGAAAGACTCAATTTCCCAACCATACTTTCTCGGACGGCTTGTCTCGCTGAAAATCCGTTTTGTTTTTGCACTGTAGAGAAGCGGGACCGAATTTTCTCCCATAGCAAGAGTTCCTTTGAGTCGGTTCTTTGAGATTGTCAAAAACCCGCCGCCCTCGCCATCCCGGTCAGCTCGCCTGTAAGATAAAACCACATCAGCGCGGTTTGTGATATCAGCGCTTCCGGAAACGTCGTCGTTGCTAAAGTCTCCGCTTGACTTTCTGGGGTGCGCAACCAAAACGATCACGATGTTGTATTTTACCGCAATGCGTTTCAGCTCCGTTACAAAGTTCCCTTGTGCCAGGTTTAGGTTGTCGTTCTGCGTCACCGTATCCATTGCCGTCATCAGATTATCGATGCAAACCAACGAAACACCGAACTGCTTTACAACCTTCTCAATCGTCTTCGGCAGGCTTTCAAACTCAGATCCACTGTCCGGAACATAGGAGTTGTCATATATGTACGCGCGTCCTTTGTACCACGCCCCAATTCGATCAGCAACCGACTCGCTCATTGCGTATTCCATATCTCCATAGGCGTTTTCAAACGCATCCACGTTTTGCGCTCCCGCAAGCTGATAGTCGAGCCATCGCCGAAAATGAAAATCCGCAAGCTCTCCCGAATAAACAAAAACGCTTTGATCCTGATCCAACGCCTCAGCTACCAGCTGCGACATAAACGTGCTTTTTCCCTCTCCGCGCTTTCCCGTCAGTACAACCAGTTGACCAAAGACCAATCCGCCGATAATTCTGTCGATTTCTCGGATGTTCGTGAATATCTTCGGAAGTTTATTGACATCCACCGCTGCAACCGTCGAAAGATCTTTCACGTTTGACAGCATCGGGACTTCTGCGTTATTTACCGCCGTCCGTACCGCGTCGAGTCCGTACTTCGTTAAAATTGCGTTTGCGTCCTTTTCTCCGAGATAGTCGCCTTTCCGGACCGCCTTGACTTTCTGCGGAAGTCTTGCCTGCAGGGTATCCAACAGCGTGATCTTCCCTTTTTCAAAGTCCCCAAAAACGACGACCTCTTTGAACTGCGTAATCCAGTCCCAACAGTTTGTGAGCCACGTAAACCCGAGCGCTCCGGTCGGGACAGAAACCGCGTTGTCAAATCCGCACTGTGCAACCGTCATAGAGTCGATTTGCCCCTCGGTAATAATCAGCCGGTCAAACCCCTTGCACTGCGCCATACCAAACAGGATCGGCTTCGTGTTCTGTTCGCACCACTCTTTTCCGCCCTTCGCACCCGCCTTTGTGTTTCGGTATTTTATAAACTGCAGCACGTTGTTTTCGTCGTAGAACGGAAAAACCAAAACAGACGGGTTGTCTTTGCGCACGGTTATTTTATAACGCTCGGTTATCTCTTTCCCGATTCCCCTTGATTCCATGTATTCAACTGCAAACGGTTTTGTTTCGATTTTCCGCTGCGGCAGTTTTCGGTACGTCTTGGGTGTTCCAAATTCAAGCGGATAGTTAAAGTCTCGCGCCAACTCCACGAAATGCCCGTGATAGTCGCAGCTTGCGCGGAAACATTTGAACACTCCGCTTTCCAGATTCACGGAAAATGTGTTCTTGTCGTGCCCGCCTCCTCCGCACTTTGGACACCGCTTGAAAAACAACTCGGACCCCTTCTGGAAATACTCTGCACGGATGCTGTTGGCAAAGTCGAAAACGTCTGATGCCTTAAACACGTAACTCATTGGTTCCTCCATGCGTCGTACTCCGGCGTCCCCTTTTGCGGCGGAGTCCACTCTTCACAGGAAGAAGTGGACGACTCGCCGCTATTCTTTATATTCTTTATATTCTTTATATTCTTATATTGTTGCCCCTCGCCTGCCCTTTGACTGCCCCTAGACTGCCCTTTGACTGCCCCATAGCCTGCCCTACCCTGATATTTTTCGTAATTTTTCAGGGTTATTAGGCTATATTTCGGGGTAATTGAGACTGCCACTTCGCCTGTCCTTTTTAGGTGACCTAACGCTGTGCGAATCTGCTTAATCGTCAAATTGGTCTGCCCTGCTATCTGTGGGTAGCTCGTCACAAGCTGTCCGCGCTTTACAATTATGTCCTCAAAAGGATAGTCTGTGGTGTTGGCTGAAAGCAGAAAGAACAGGAACAACTGCAGCGTGTTTCGGTCTTTAAACCACCGCCATTTCAAAATATTCCGATCCAGTTTTACAAACGTGCTTTTCTCTGCCACAAGCTCACCACCTTAGTATTTTGGTTTTCCGGGCATCCACCCGTCCGGCATCTTATAAAACGCCGCAAACAGCCTGTCCGCGTTTTCAAGCGTTCTCTCTTTTTGGTATTGAATCGCCCGTGTGTTAATGTCCAGATAAAGCCTGCACATCCGATCCCGAAGTTTCTCCCGGTGTTTATTCTGGAAAAGTCGGTACAGCACTTCCGCTTTTTCTGCGGCAGCCTGGTCTCTTGAAACATACCCATTCTTATACTCTCTGTATAATAAACGAAGTTCTAAGTATGCAAGCTGTTCAGACGCAGACAGTCCCTTCGGAAGCGGGTGTCCGTTCGTCGCCATCCGTTCAAGTTCTTGGTTCAATGGAATCACCGCCCAGAATCCGAATAATTTCCCTGCCTGTTTGACGTTTGTCGCAGAAAAGAAACTCTACTCCGTAACTGATGTGCACACGGTATATTTCGTCCATTAACCTTCTGCCGCTAACCCCGGAATACTTGTCCCGCCATGTAGCCACATCTTTTATCGACTTAATCGATCCTCCGTGCTCACATAAAATTATCAGCTTGGTTTTGCTTTCTGCGGCACGACGAACTTCTTTCCAAAACCGACTATGGTCTTCTCGATTCATAAGGTTCCTTGACAGTTCAGAAAGGTTTTGCTTTCGGTCTACCGATACAGTCGGACACCCTTCAAGCTGATAGTCGCCGACGTCCAGCTTTATAACATCGTAGTTGACCTGATTTTTATCAAAGTAAGCCTTGATGTGATCACACTTTTTCTCTCTGGAATCTATAATAATTTTCATACTTTCAATTTCCTTGCCAAAGCCTTGACCCGGCGCTCGTATTCTTGCCGGGTCTTGGCGGTTCTGGCGATCTCGGCTTTAATTCGTTCGTATAAAGCGTACTTTCCCATGGCAGCGTCTCCTTAAAGGAAAGGAAGATCTTCTGTTTCGGATTTCTCGTTTTCATTGAACTTGTCCATGAGGTTATCGAGAGGATCAGCACCATGCGCTAATTGGTCAGAATTGCCCTGTGTTAAGATATTATTGGTTCCAGATGATTCTCCTTTGCTTCCGCAAAAATCGACGCCTGACGCCATAATTTCCCACGAAACCCGGTTGTTTCCGTCCTTGTCCTGCCATTTTCTGGACTGCATTTCCCCTGTAACAAGGATTTCTTTCCCCTTGTGAAAGTGTTTTGAGACCATGTCTCCAAGTCCACGCCACGCTACGCAATCAAAAAAATCGGTCTGTTTATCTTCGCTTTTATTAAAGGAACGGTCAACTGCAACGGTAAAGTTGCACACGGAAACCCCGCTTTGCGTCTGTCTGAGGTCGGGATCTTTTGTTAGACGTCCATGAATAGAAATGTAATTTAACATAATCATTCCTCCTTTAACATATTGGTCAACTCTTTTACTTCGCTGTTTTTCTGCTCAGAATCAATAACTTCTTCATAGGTTTGCAAGCCCATCAAAGCTTCCGGGCAATACATCCTAGCAAAAAACGATGCGGCTCGATATCCTAACATTTGTTCCGGCATGTTTCTCCATTTGCTGTTCGAGGTCCAACCCTCGGCTTTTGCAAGAGACAACGTGACCTCGGTTCCGTTTACGGTCTCTCCGTCTGAAATTCTTGTTGCAGTTACGTAACACCCGCGATCCTCTGTGCCTTTCTTGCCCGTATAAACGTGTTTAACGTCCTTAAATTTACCGCAAGCGTTTATCATAGCCATGCACGCTTGTCCCGCCCATGACGGTTTCCCTTTAACTACATAAAGGTTTTGCATAACAAAAATAGGGCTGGTGTTCATTCTGGTCGCCATCTCCGTGGCAATAAAGCAGTCTTGCGGTTTACCCTGGTAGTTTTGAGGCACAATTGTCGACTGCGACAACATTTGGGAAACCCTCAAAAGCTGATTGAATTGCTCCTTGTTTTGCCAGACGTTCCCGGCTGAAAGTTCTGCGGTTTTCTCTACAACAGAAAGCTCTGTTTGGTTTAAAGAGGTTTGTTTTTCTGTGTCCGCCACTTAAAATCACTCCTATTCAAATTCTTTTGCCAGCCAAGCGGGAAGGCTTAAACTGTTAATCACGTTGTTGGCGCCCATATACCCGTACCAGTTTCCGGTCCGTTTGCATTCGTGGTACATGCCTAAATACTCCCGATAAAGATCATAACCTCTTCTGAGCATCAGCTCGTCCGCCTGCAAAATGTTAATTGCGTAAGGTTCCTTTTTTTCAATCGCTACAAAAACAAATGTAGGCACAACACCGTAGTTTGCTTTTACTCCTTCGCTATACATTGCAGCCTGAAAATCGTATCCATATTGAACTGCAGATTTCGTGAACGAATCCGTTTCTGCGTTTTCCGTTGTCTTTAGATCTACCACAACAAGTTTTTCTTTTACCCGAAGGATTGAGTCTAGTCGGCATTTGCAGCCTTCGCCTGTAGTCTCGTCTGTCCAAAACAGCGGAACTTCTGTTTCTCCGGAAAGCAACCTGTTTGCAAGTTTATTGTTGGTTATGGCCGCGTGCATGTTCATTCCGTCCGCGAACAAGTCCAGTGGAACCAGCGTTTTGTCTTGGTTTCTATCCATAAACGCTGCATATTCTTCTTTTCCCGCCTTTGTCCTTCTGTCTACGTCCGGAGCGACAACAAAATCGTTCCACACTGTATCGGGAGTCAGTGTCAGCGCATGAATAAACTGACCAAAGATTAAAGCCGGCGTCGGTTTTACCGGGTTCTCTTTGTACCATTTAAATTTTTCCGGCGATTCGCTCATTTTCCAAAGTTCGGACCTGCTTATGTACGGATGCACTCTGTACTCTTTTTCGGTCAATCGTATCCACCTTTCACCCTCTGACAAACGCGGGGCAGCTCTTCACAATGTAGGATTCAATAACTTCTCCTGTCGCTGTAAAAAAATCTTTTCGCTCCGCTTCCCAATCCTTCCGGGGCGTATGTGCTTTTCTGTGCCAGCTGCAGGGAGAAATATCCCCCAACGCAGAGAGCGCACACAGCCAGCACAGCGTCCCGCTGTTGTTTTCCTTAAACTTCTCGCCCCTGGTTGCATACCTCCAAACTGTATAATTGGAAACGCCGGTTTTTTCGCAAATCTTTTTTACCGTAACCCCGGCTTCTTTCATCGCACAGATTTCTTTCTGCAACTCTTCCGTCATTCTCACGTTCACTGCTCATCCCCACCCCCTAAGATACTGACAAACACGGTCACAATGAACACTAAAACAACGGCAAGCGTTAAAACATCACCGATCATGGTTCACGCTCCATTTCTTTTAAAAGGTTGTCGATTTTCCCATGCCACACCGCTTTGTTTTCTTGAATGCAAACTTCACTGCCACAAGCGACACTATCCGGCTTGTGACAGTTTCTTACCTTGCATCTTTCTCCTTCATTCCGAAACAGAAGTTCTACAAGATAATCAACCATTTCTTTCACCCTCTCCGCAAACTCCCTGCGGGCTTCGGATTTGGCTTTGGGTATGTAATTCTGCAAAGATTCCTGTCCCGCTATTGTTGCGTTAAGAGTTTCGGTCAACCTCTCAATCTCTGCCTGTTGTTCATCGGTTTGTTTTTTGAGGCGTTCTTTTGCTGTTCGTTCGATCAACACTTCCATTCCAGTGTCCTCGACAAGGCGTTTCAACTTCTTATTCTCTTCCTGTTGGCGGATGATCAAATCCCATGCAAGTGCCGATATGGTTTCTTTACAGTTTGCTTTTTCGTGTTCGGAACAGCCTTTGCAATATCTATCAGCACAACAACGCAACGCCTTGACGATCTCGCTGTCGGTCATTATTTTCTCCTTTCCAATTCCGCGTTAATAGCATCCAAAAGCCTCAACCATTCTTTTTCGTCGCAAGCATCACCGAGTGACCCTGCGTTTTTGATGTCGTTTTTCAGGCACTGCAATGTTTTTGTATCCAGATCAGCGACCAGACAAAGAATATATCTCGCTGTATCCGATGCAGCATATGTACGCCGTCCGATTGCATACCGTGCCGCCCAATTCATCATTTCGCAGAACATTTCGTCGATCGGCACCGATTTCTTTTTGTCGGTCATATAAAATCCGCATCCTCTCCGTATTCATATCCGCAGGCTTTTACGATGTCATATCCTGCATCATCGGGACAGGTAACAAGCATCGGAACGGGAACGTTGACACCCCTTTTGAGCGTCTTGCAGCGCATTTCGGTATACTCGTTTCCGAATTCGTTTGCTACCCTCATTTTGGCTCTGTTTCGGGAAGTATCAAACGCAAAGCAGCACCATTCATATGTGCTATCCGTTACCTGATACAGATTCAGGGTCATTCCGTACCACCCCAATCTAAAGCCTGTCCGCAATCTGGACAATAGTTTTGCCGTTCAACAAGGTAATGTAAATTTACAAAACAAACAGGACAAACCATTCTTGTGTTCTTTTTTGCAATTACTTCTTTAAAGGGCTTTTTCGGAATCTGCTTTTCAAGTGCTTCAACAATTCGTTTGTAAGTTTCTTTTGACACCCTCATTTCAAAATCGTCCGTGTTGCGATACACCTTTTTTGAAACTTCGCTTAACGCTTCCTCATAGGTCATTCGGCATCACGCTCCTTTAAAGGACACCATTTCGGACATTTTTTGATTGGAAAAACACCTTTTGAATTAACAAATCCCAAAAAACCTTCCATCTTGTGTATGTTGTTTTGCTTAAAGTAATTGTATATGTATTCTTTGTTTGGGTGTTCACAAATGACGCTTCTTGTTAGATTTCCGCCTCGTCTGTATTCTCTTTTGAACGAACATTCTATACAGATCATGTTTTATTCTCTCTCCTTCCTCTGACTCTGCCATTCTTTTAAAATAGCGCTGCGTCTTTTGTTTCTACGTCAAAGGTGGTAAAAAGCAAATATATTTCGTCTGTTACCGGTTTGTATCTATCTTTAATTTCTTTCATGGCTGCTCCTTTTCAATCATTTCCAAAATAAGTGGTTTGCACTTTTCTTGAATCGCTGTTTGAAAAGACTTTTCTGTAAACTCATGTGGCCAGATCGGAGTACCAAGCATTTCCTCGCAGAACTTGTGAACTTCTGAAAAATCTTTCGTCAACAGAAACCCCGTATATGCCGAAACCAAAATTGCTTCTTGTTTTGTCATTCAATATCACACTCCTTTTCCGCTTCCTCTTCCGAAATACTGCCACATTCTTCAACCCTGTGAAACTCGTTTGCTTGCTTCACAATCTCCTTGATCTTACACAGTTTTTTCATTTCCTCGGATGTGTTTTTGCTGTGCAGAACATTGGACACCAAATGATAGAGCAGTTGAGTTGCTTGCTTATCGTCAATGTGAACGTGCAATCCTCCACACCACAGCGGGAAAGCACTGAAATCCAAATCCGCATAGCGCAAATCCGCATAGCGCAAATCCGCAGAGCTCAAATTCGCAGAGCTCAAATCCGCATAGCTCAAATCCGCAGAGCGCAAATTCGCATAGCGCAAATCCGCAGAGCTCAAATCCGCATAGCTCAAATCCGCAGAGCTCAAATCCGCATAGCGCAAATCCGCTCTTTTCCCTTTTTCTCCGTCAGACGACAACCACAGTTTGTGATCATCAAGAATTTTATCAAGTTCTTTTTTGTTCATGCTTTCTCCCTCTCCTTCTTCAACGCATTCTCGGCTTCTTCTACGTTAAACAGGCGTACATGCTTTTCCTCATTGAACGCTGTTAAAATAACATTCCAATGATCCGCTTCGCACTTCTCTCCGTTCCGATATAGCACAGCACCTTTTTGACACGGCGGCACGATCACCCCGTTTTCGAGAAGATAATCTGCAATATTGCTATAACTTGTTTCCTCGTCATTGATTGCTCGATCTATCAGCTCAATCAATCTTTCCCGCATTCCTCTGCCCCTTTCGTAGAAACCATTGATCTTGTGACCATATGCGGACACTTAATACTTACTTCGATGTGCGGACAATCTCGCAATCTCCAAAACCCGCCATTTTCATCGGCTTTAATAAGCGTCTCTAAAATAGCTTTTACTCCATTTTTATAGATTCCCTTCCATTTGCAAACCGGCTCACAAAGACAGCAGTTACATTTTTGAGAAAGATTCATTCCTCTGCTCCTTTCTGATCGACTCGGCGGTTCCATGCTTCGATAGCTTTTTCTTTTGCAGCGTTTTCATGTGCGCCATTCAATAAAGGGCTTCGGGTTTTGTTGTTCGCATAAAACAAAGCTGTCGTAATTTCGCAAGCCTTACACCCGGCAAACATATACCGATTGTGATATTTTTTTGGTAGCCACGGGCAACGTGCAAGCCGAACTTCAGCCTCACCCCCGCAAAACGGGCAGGGAAGTAATTTATCCATTTTTAGCACACTCCCTGCAATACGGTTTTGCGTTATTTGATATCGCAATGTTGTTGCCGTCAACGTGATAAAGCGCTTTGTCCGGCGTCAACTCTGCGCCACAAATCCAACATTTCACATTCTTGTTTCCGGTTTTCTTGCATTTTGGATACATCATACGTCCGACTTTCTTCATTACTCCGCCTCCTTGCTTTCTTCAAAATCACGTTTTATATCGTCGTACAACTCGGAAAGTCGCTTGTTCCATTGACGGACTCTAACAAAGAAAACAACAGCAAGAATCAGCCAAACGGCGCTTGTTATCGTAGGCAACATCACTCCGCACCCTCTTTCCGTATACCGTGGCTGCAATAGTCGGTGCTTTCTGTTACGCAATAGCCCATCGGTCTGTACGTGCAAGTTCCATGCAATTTGCTTTCCAGAATTGGATATTCCAACTTTTCGTAATATTTGCACTTCTCACACCGAACCACTTCAACCCTGTTTTCGTACCGCTCGAACACTTCCCGAATACAGTTTTTGTCGGTCATGCTCAAATTGCAACGCTCCACATTATAGAGCGTTTTCCGCCGTAAAGACGGGCTTGCTTTACCGCTCATTCAATCACGCCTTTCTCCATAACTGCAAAAGTCATATTTAAGCATTCTGTGTGCTTCGATGTATCGGATTCTCCGCTGACACCACCCTGCCTTGATGTTTTTACCATCAATAAGCAAGGATGTTTTTCCGTAATGCTGATAGTGTTTGCAATCCTTACACCGCACCACCGTAGCAACGTCGGCGGCGGGAGCTGCAGCAATCCTGTCCAGAACAAGCCGCACGCCTCTGCCGATCAAATTCTCACGGTCAGGTCTCGCTGTGTATACGACCGTTTCTTTGATGTCCTGCAATAGGGCTTCCCGATCTATGCATTCCTTCATGTTTTCCCCTCCCCATACAACTCTTCGTACCACGCCTTCACATCGACGCCGATCTTCAAAAGCTCCGCACGCATCCGGTCGAAGGTGACGTCGTCGTATCGGTCAAGCATCGAGCGCATGTGCTTCGCGTGATCCCGATAGTACCTGTAAAGCCGAACCGCGCCAAGTCCGAACTGGTTGCGCAGTACAAACAGAACCGCAGTATCCAGATCCAGACACCGCTTTTCAAACAAGTCTTTCCATTCCCGGTCGCACTCAGCAAGAATGATCTGCTTCCGTGTCACCGGCTGTGTCAATCTGGCTTTCACACCTCATCCCTCCGATAAAACCCATACGGATCCACACGGTGTTTTACCCGGTCCCGCTCTTCCGCACGTTTGGCATCGTTCCAGCGATCCGTGTTTCCAACCAAATACCCCGTGATTCTTCGGATCCTCTCAAACTTGATCGGGCGAAGATTAAACACCAGATCCACGTAATCCCCATCCACATGAATGTCAAGGGCTTCGATCTCACGACCCGGATTCTTCTCCCGGATATAGTCGATATACGCATCAATTTCCTGCGTAGACAGCCCTGCATCCGCAGAGACTTTGATGTTTTGATAATTCATAAAATCCTCCAATCAATAAAGATATATTGTTTTTGCAATGTTCTACTTCAATATTTAACTCCTATGTAATCAAGGACTTTTCCGAGTCCAAGCCCTTCTTTTGACGGTTGCCATTTGCCGTCAATGGTCTCCCCTCCATTGATGCAGTATTCATATTGCCGTGGGTGCGTCTGTTTCAGTCGTTGGAATCTGTTCGGTTCTTTTTCAAGGTGACAACCAAACATACAGAAGATGCAGCCCGTCCTATCGCAGCCCGTGGTTTTCAGCTTATCTTCCGGCTTATAGCACCCGAGATAATCGATCAGATTTGTTTGACCTTCTGGAACGTCCTCGCCAAGATCGGCAACAATGTCACCGTAAACAGAGCAGTAGGGGACGTTGTACTTTTTGATGTAGTGTAGTATGTCTTGCTCCGTCCAAAAAGACAGCGGTTGAGAAGATGGGTTTTTCTTATCGAATGCGTTGCATCCGTGTTGCAACCATTTTGTATATCGAAGTCGAGATTCAGCCGCCATTGTTCCAATAATCGGCATCCTTTTCGTTTGTCTTGCATACGACTTTGCGGGACTCTTTTTCATAACATCGCAACACTTTTCAGAAACATTAAACGGTGCATCAACAAGATATTTCCACTTCTCCGGAATTTCACCCTTACTTACTTTTTGACCATCAGACCGTATCCCTTCAAGGCGAAGCCGCCTCGTTATAACGTTTTCGGATGTAGGGTTCTGACACTGCCGGATATAAAGCGCATTCTCTTTTGATAGAACAGGATATCCGTATTTCTTGATTACTTCATCAAACCGAAGTTTCGGTCTTACTGTGACAACGTTCGGCTGAGACATTGCAAACTTCTGAATCTCCGGATATTCAAGCCCAGTGTTTACGAACAGTGCGGGAACATCATAAACGCCCGGCGTATTGTCAACGATGTGCTTTAG